GCTAGTCCTGTTGAAAAAGGATTCGTTAGAAGCTGTCCTAGAAGCGAACCAAATCTTCTTATAGTCTATGCAAGCTTGAAGATGTTCGTTAGCCCTACGAATAAAATTACTAGTAAATACTTGATTAAAACAAATTTGATAATTTTCTTGATTGTATTTTTGTTTAGCTTGCTTTATAGATTTTTGATATTCTATACCTTCTGCATCAGAGTTTAAAGGTATGGTTTTTAAATTTATACCTACATCTTTAAAAAATTGAGATTCATTACAACTATCTAAATATGTATCAGAGCCAGCATTATCAAGACATATAAAAACAATATTAAAAGCCTGAAGAATATAAGCTAAATATTTTACATGTTTATTTAAACTACCTAACCCAGCATAAGTATGCACTAAAGTTCCCTGCCCTGTATCATCATCTATCTCCATGACAGACATAGCAAAATAGTCAGCCGTGGGGCTATCGCTCATGTTAGGGTCAATACCCATAACGTAACGCTTTCCGCCCCTACCTACCATTAAGGTACAGGGCTCTTCGTCCCCCTTGAGAGTACACATCTCCATTTTCTTTGCGCTGAAATAACTATCGCTACCATCCGTAAACTGAGCGCAATATTCCCGCTGAAATGAAAAGTGTGATGAGCCTCCCTCTTGAGCTTCTTCAATAATCGTCCTGTCTATCATTTCCTCAGGCAAGGACTCGTAACCCATCTGAGAAACAAAGTATTTGGCATCGCCAACTTCTTCGTCTGACTGAATTTTGTTGACCCACTCTTGATAAGTCTTGTAAAGATTTTCGAAAGTGTAACTAGCTGATGATAGAGCTATCATCTTAGATTTATTCTCAAACTTAGTTCTCTCTTCTTCTTTTATTATCCCGTCAGCTACTAGCTTATCTTCTATTTCTTTTATCTCCATCCTGCGCTTCATATCTTGAGGCGCGACAAGGAATGGCATAAGTACGTTTCTAATTATGTCTTCCGGCAATAGTAGATACTCATCAAGAACAAGTATGTTAGCACGAAAACCACGAATCTTTTCACCACTTAAAGGAATAGCAGTTATAGTGCCCCCGTTTATCTTCCATTCGTATTGATCGTTTCTTTTAGCCTTCGCGCCAAAAGCTTGAGCTAGAAGAGTAGCCTCCTTCGTTTCTACTATCTTTTCTATATTGTTAAATATAAACCTCGCTGTACGAAAAGTAGGGCCAGCTATAAGTATCTTAGTGTTTGGTTCAAATATACATTGCAGAAAACAATAAATCGAAGCTATGAAAGATTTTCCACAGCCACGACCCCAGACACACATACTGAAGTTTCGATTGAACATACCCCTTAGAGTTATCTCTTGAAATGGGGCTAGTTTTATACCAGTCAATAGAAAAGTGGTAAAATATAAATTGTTTCTAAGAAACTGAGCTAAAGTACTACGAGCTTCTTTCTCCTCTAGGAAGCCTTCTATCTTAGCCAATCTACTATTGACATCTTCGACTTCTCTTTCGTACTTTTCAGGACTTGACCACATTATAATAACTTAAGATCGTAAGCTAACTGCAAATCTAATTTTTTGTAATCTTCCCCGCAGAAGAAAAGTTTTCTAGTTAATCTAGTAGCCTCTGTCCTACCTTTTGCAAATAAAAACTGTACGTTATCATGCTTCTGTATAATGTCTCTCACATTTCTCATAACGTACTCTGGAGTAACCTGAACCTTTTTGGTAATGTATTTTAAATAGTTAAACTTCATCATGTTATCTAAAGAATTTTCTACGACTACAACAACATAAGCATCTTGCTCTTCTGCTCTTTCTAATTCTCTAGAGAACCTATCGCAGCCACCAGTAAATGTGCCTATAAAATCTTTAGTCTCTTTTCTTTCTACATAACATTTATTACCTTCTTTGTCAAGCCAGTAATCTGCAAATTTTAAACCTTCTCTCCTAGTTCCATAATTAATGTTTAAAGGTTTCTGTTCTCTTGTGTCAACTACAATTTCATAACCCTCTTCTATGCTTTCTTTTATCTCATTTTTAGGTAGCTTATTAAATCTTTTTAATAACCCAAGATCCCAACACAGGTCATAATAGTTACCAAAAAGTTTTTGATAATAAAATATAGGTGGCATCATTGACGAACGAAGTTCCACTTGAGTAGGAGAATATTTAATCTTTCTTCTCTCCATTCTATCTTTAATAACTTGTACGCAAAACTTTCTAGCATCTTCTTCAGAAGCGGATTCTAAATACTTTTTCATATTAGGTCTAGAATTAAAGTAATTAGCAAAGTAATGAGCTTTATTTTTAAATTTAATTAAATCTCCAGTAAGTAAGTCTCTCCTTGGGTAATACTTTTGATAATATTCAGCCATACGCATTTTATGTTTACGGAGATGCATATGTAACTTCTTCTCTGTTTCGAACTTCTCTCCGTCTATCTTACAGACATGCTCCATCTTCATACATTCACTAAGTGGTTTATCCATTTATTGCTTCCTCCTCTGATAAGCCAAATATTCTAGCTTTAATATCATCAATAGTTGTAAGCTTATCGACCTCATCTTTAATAGCTTTCTTTCTAAGCTCCGCCATCTTTATGAGTTCCTTACGGCTTTGTTCTTCCTTCCAAGTTTCTACTAAGTTGAGTATGCTGGCATTTTCTTGAACTTGCTTACTTAACCTATCACTTCTTTTCTGCTTTAAATCACTTAATAACTTATGTTGTCTATTAACACAAGAGTTATACTCACTCTGCGCCGTGCTTATAGCCTCAACTAAACTCATGGAGATTCTTCTGCCCTCGTTATCGTTAGCTGTATCATCAAGTAGTCTCTGAAGCCTGCCAACTCTTCTCTGAATGTTAGATGCTATAACCACTTCTCCAGATAAGACTATATATTGATCAACTTCTTCTTGTGTTAAATCTGCCTTGTCGTGTGTGTATCTAACAAAAGAAGATTCAAACAACTCTCTTTCTGTTTCATGTTCATAGTTACTTATTTGATGAACAAATCTAAAAGTATGAAGGTAGCCCATCAACTTTTCTAAATTCTTTTTCTGCCTTGGAGTTATTCTATCTTTATCTATTCCGCTATCATGGATAAACCTATTAACTCTACTCAGTACCCTGTCAGGATGCTTAGGTGGCTTGTACTCAAATCTCTCTTGATCTTCTTCTGGCGTTTCAAAATCTTGACCTTCTAAACTTTTGCAATAGTCTGTGACCATTCTAGTTTCCGCGCTTAAGCTTGTCAGAGTCTCGTCTCCAAAAATTATACGAGACATCTCAACATATTTCATTGTACCCCTATGATTTGCAATGAATTCTTTCTGCTCTTCGGATAATTCTGGCTTGTCTACTTTCTGATATTCACTGGCTGGTATTGCGTTGAAATCTATTTCACTAAGATAAGCTTTTACAGCCCTACCCTCTTTACTTCTACCATCCCTTCCTGTGAAACCTGCGACATCCTGTATTAAGTACATTAATGATATGTCAACTTCTTCACCAGCTAAGAATCTATCCCTTACAGAAGTAAGAGCAAATTTTTGTTCATTAGTTAAAGTCATATCCAATCTAAATCATTCTTTTCTAAAATCTTTCTTGCTTTAGTTATAATAGCTTTTTGTATATTCTTTATTTGTTTGTATCCCGGTGTTCTATTCTTCTCTGTTGTTTTAAAATTTAAAGTTTGAGCTATCTCTTGTTCTGTCTTATTATCTATATAGAATCCTTCGTAGACTATCCACTCATTAGGTTTTAAAATTTCTTTTAATTTAAAGTTTAACTTTTGAATACCTAATTCTATGTTAGCTGAAGATATCTCGGTCTCATTAATCTGCTCTTTATGATTCTCTAGAGGTAACGCCATCTTTACATCATAAGCTGGTTTCTTTTTCTGAAGCCACGATTTAAACAATGGACATCTACCATCTTGAGTTCCGTATATAGAACATGCTGAGTCTGGTTCTGAAGCTGCGCACTTTAAACAAGGTTTACAATAATTACTATAATTGTTTCTAATGAGATTTTTAAGTTGATTTGAAATTATCCTATTAAGCCAAGGAGCCAAAGGCTTTGACTCATCGTAAAGATGCCACTTCTTGAAAATATGTATTTTAAGAATTTGAGAAATATCGTCAAAATCCATCCAAGCTATAGATGTTAGAGTCCACTTATTCTTTCTTTTAGAAATCTCTCTGTCTATTAACTCTATACAATCTTCAAATTTTAATTTTTTACTGCAAGCCTTCTTCTTGGGCATCTTCTTTAGGTACTGGTTTTAATAAGTTACCCAGAGCTTGAGAGTCTCTTTTAGGAAAATAACATTCTTGTAAATCTAGCTCAAGAGGAGGTATGTCTCTACTGATCGAAACCTCTTCTTCCTTGACTTCAACTGCTGCCGCAACCTCTTTTATGCTAGCCGCTGGCTTTTGACCTGTGGACAAATTGGTTCCACAAGACGTACAGAATTTTGGTTTTTGCAATAAAGAACTCTTAGCTTCCATAACCCAAGGGTTAGAGCCACCACAGTTTTTACAATAAGTAACTTTGTTGAACTTAGACATATCTTTTATAACTAAGCAAATAGTTATTACAACTAGACACTAATTTACACAAAAAATGTTATGTCTAATTACACATTTACTAATAACGATGGGATAAAGTATAAGATCTTCAGAAAAAGCCCTCACTATAGTTATAACGCAGATGGCCTATGTGATCCACCTGACTATAAAGGTCCGAAGATTCATGTTTCACCTGATCTTCCACCAAAAAGAGAAATGGCAGTAATGATGGAGGAAGTCTTTCACGCTTTCTTTTGGGATGTATCTGAGACAAAAGTGAGAAGGTTCTGCAGCACTTTAACCAACATCTTACATAAAGATGGATGGAGGCAGACAGTTGTTGATAAAAAAGATGACTAACTCACAGTTGTAACGTCTTTAAATTTTGTCACTAAAAATTTGACAAGCTCTGATCTCACCACATCGGATTCGTCAAACTCAAAAGTATTTATACCAAAGTCCTTGCTTTCTTTATCTGTAAATAAGTTTTGTATTTTTTCAAAACCTCCTCTGGCTCCGTTCTTTAAGTCAGTCTGAGCAGGGTCAGCTAACACAAAGCATTTAGAGCTCATACCTAATCTAGTCAATACAGTAACTATCTCTTTTACCGTGCTATTTTGGCATTCGTCAAATATCAGACATTTAGAATTCCAACTCATACCTCTACAGAAATTTACTGGGTAAGTGGATACTCTTTCATCTTTCTGAAGTTTTTTAATTACATTAGGACACACTAACTCTTCTAACTTATGAAGGAATGGCAAATTATAGAAATGAAGCTTTTGGTCTGCGTCTCCCGGCAAGAAGCCCATTCTGGAATCAGAACTTTCTACAGCAGACCTTACATAAACTATTTCGGAGACCTTACCTTCGTTTAATAAATGCAAAGCGCAATAAACACTTAAAAGGGTTTTAGAGCATCCAGCTGGACCTTTGGCAAATAATATCTTTGACTCTTTATTTAGAGCTATCTTAATAAACTCTTTTTGTTTTTCGGTCCAATCAAAGTTTTCTATATGAAACTTTTCTCGAGCTCTGATGGGCTCTCTTTGGAGAGCTCTACCCTTAGGATTACCCAATTCTTCTAGAGAATCGGCCAACTGGTCAACTCTTATTTTTGGCATTTTAATTTTAAGCTTCTTCTTCCATAGGTTTGATCTTCTTTTCTAATCTCAAACCTTTAATATCCTCATTAGCAATATCTACTTTTGTTTTAGTATCGTTAAAGTAAAATGTAGTGCTTCTTAAGCCTACTCTTACTATTCGACAAACTCTTCCGCCCATGATGTAAACATCGTCGGACTTTATACCGCCAAAGAGAGACATGGAAACTGCAGCTGCGAAGCTAGTAATGGTCTCTTTGAAAA